GAATATTCAGCTAATACTTTATTGTAAACTAAAACTGCTTTCTTAAATTCTTTTTCACTTTTTGTTCCTAAAAATGCTCTAAACTCATCAACATCCAAAGTTTTAGTTTTACTCATATATTTAGCAACCTGTCTTACCAATGCTTCATCGTTTTTATCAATGTATAATGGGTCGTTTTGTCCTTTCTCTCTACATGCTTTAATCGCTCTACCTAAATCCGATGATGGGATTTCTCTTGTTTGTAAAAATCCTTTTTCAGCAGATGCCATTTGTTTTTCTTGTAGTTCTGTATTTTTAACCGGTGCCTTAGAAAGAGCCTGTTCAGATAATTTTCTTAATTCAGCATCTTCTGCTTTACCATAACGAGGGTCTTCGGCATCTTTCATATTTTTTAATTCAGTTGCTCTTTTTTCTTTCTCTGGACCTAATGTATAGAACCAGTTTTCAGCATCTCCTAATCCAGCATTTAGTAAATAAATTTGCCAATCTTTTTTACAACTGATTTCAATATTTTGAATTTCTTTACCTGCAATTCTTACTTGAGCGTTTATATCGGTAGAATCTCCCTTCTCATCGTAGTTTGCACCCAAAGCTTCCTGTTGTGCTCTAACATCCCAAGTCATTCCGGTTACTTCCCATCTTCCAGCACCATATTGTCTATTCATATTGGTAATGAATGCATCGTGCGCACCTGCCATTTGTTTAATCCAACTCTTATCTAAAATTGGAACTCCACCTGCTCTTTCAATTGCTTCAGCATTTGCTTCTAACGATTTTAGAAATTCTGCTCTTGCAGCCATACCTTGTTTTGTTGGAGGGAAAGAATATACAACTTGCATTGCCAATTCGTTAGCTTGAGCAGATACTTGTCCCGCACCATATTGGTCTGTAATCATACCAATTGGTGGTTCAAATGTACCTTGTTTAGACATTCTCATTAAAGATTTTAATGCATCGTATCCAGCTGGTGGTACTTTACCTTGTATAAATTTATCAATACTTTTTGGATATTCGTATTTAGTAGTTATTTGACCAGGATATGCTTTCTTAAATGCCGCCACTGCTTTTTCTGTTGGAATTCCAGAAGGTGGAAGGAATTTATTTCTATTTGATGCTTTTCTTTGGTCAAGTGTCTTTGAACCTTTAGTTCCGTATTTTTGTTTTGGTGGTGCAACTACTGCTCCTCTTTCAACATTTACTTCTTTGTTTGAACCCTCTTTGGATTTTTTATCTTTTCTTTTTTCTGCATCACTTACTTTAATATTTGCTTTAGGTGCAGTTTGTTGTTTTCCTACTTTTGGTGCAGGTTTTGAAGCGGGTGTATCGGAAGTAGGTAATTCTCCACCATTTGCCTTTTTAGCTTTATTAATTTCGGCAGGTGTAGGTCTATCGTGTTTAGACGGGTCCATCTTTTTTACAACATAAACATTACCCGTTTTTTTATTCTTTACAACATCTTCTTCTGTTAAATAAGAAAAATACACTCTAGCTTTCTGCGCCATTTCATTGGCATTAGAAACACCATTTTCTTTTAGGATTTCTGCGAGTTTTGTAACTTGTTCCTCTTTTGTTAAGTCTATAATACCAGTATTTGCTCTGTATTCTAGTTCTTTAAGGATTTCTTGAAAATTTATTGACATTTTTTATCTTTTATTAAAATGAATTACTTACTAATGTATAATCTTTATTAGTTAGAGATTTTTTTGCTTGCTTTAACAAATCATCAACCATCTTATCTCTCCTCTTTGCCGCTTCCGGAGATATACTACCATCCTTATCGTGTTGTTTTTTGATTTGTTGTAACTTACGAACAGCATCTTTATCATCCATATAAATTGCCAATTCAACAGCTGCGGATGAATGGTCGTTATTATCCGTCATTCTACTTACTTTCTTATTAAAAGCATCTGCTGGGTTATAAAATTCCTTTAAAGGAATAAGGTTTACTAATCTCATACAAACATAATTATATGATATAAATATAATTTTTTAATCTATTACTACTAAATCGTTGTAATTCTTTCCTTCGTAACTTCGGGCCGGAAACCCACCCTTCTCCATTATCGTTTTAATCTCATTCAAAACCGAATCCCTTTCAACAGGATGTGTATCTATAAGGAATGCATCGTATGTGTATAAAACCATCTTGCTCATCTTGCCTTCTAAGAAATCCAACACCTCACCAATCTTCATATAATTAATTTCAGTTTCTAAAGATTGTAGAAGATAATTGAATACTTTTTGTTCGGTTGCCCCTTCAATTCTTGCAAAATGTATTTCTCTTTTGTATAAGAGTGTCGTAAGTTTTCCCGAAATGACGAACCTTTGGTATAACCCCTTAATGTATTCATCCACTTTTTGAAAGAAAGGTATTCCTCTCGCCATATCATCTAATCCACCATAAAGATAACGAAATGTTAAACCCTTCGCCGTTTCGTAATCCGTTCCATATAAATCCGCTAAGTGTTGGTGAGCAGTAACTCCATTAGGAAATTCATATCCAACCATTTTCGCAATCAAACGAATGTGATAGGACTCATAGTCAAATTGAATTAGAGTACCCTTTGGATGTCGAGAAACGATGCACTCTCTACTCCCATCTCCTTTGTTTAGTGCAGACCAGTTTACATTAAGATGTCTATTAGATGGACGGCCAGTAATAGTATATGGGTTGTATTGTGTGTAAACTATACCACCTTTACGAATATATGCGGGATTGAAAGCGAAACTATCAATAAATTTTTCCTCTACGACTTTTACCCCAGCCCCTTCCAACCTTCCTAATGTACGGATTGCTGTGGAGTATTTTCTATTCCATTCGTTTCTATTACTGATGTTTGGAATTTGTTTTAGTATTTCGTACCACTTCATTAAAGGTACACAATCATTCAACTCTTTATAATCGTTTCTATACCCTTTATAAACTGATCCTACGAACTCGTTGAATAGAAATGGTTTCCCATACTCTTCAAAATAAACCCACTCATAATCCAACCCATTTGTTCTTAAATACCTATTGTCTAAAACTAATGTATTGACGTGGATTATATTAGATATATCAAACTTATCCAACTTTTTTGCATCTATGTGATTGAAATTGATTATTCCATCTTCACCATTCATTTGTCTAAAATATATAAAAGACAGACGACTTCCCAATGGATGTGCTTTATGAGAACTCCACACAGGAACTATGAGGTCAATATTTACATTGCCTCCTAAAAATGATTGTAGGGATTGTTTATCTTCAATTAGGTTCATAGAACTCTAATATACGAAAAATATTTGTATTTACAAAGTTATTTGTAGAATTGTAATAGGTTTGGTAAATATAACCCTATGTTTTTTATTTTACTAGCTGCAATAGAAATTGTAGCTTTATTGGAGTTTCTAACACCTATATCATTTACTTCCCCATCCATTTTATATGTAATATCAATTGGTCCAGTTATTCTCCAATACAAATTAGTAGTTATCCAAAATGGATTTTCAATGTGTTTTGAGTATACTACTTCATCAACTTCATATACATGACCGTTAATATCATTTGCTTTTTGGACAAAATATCGTTGAATAAATCCATTTGAATAATCATTTTTTGTTGGATTAGGTACTATTGTTTTTGGAAACTTTATAGTAAATTGTTCTATATTTTTTGCCACATCTTTATACATAAAATCTATTTATGATATTATCAACCACATTGCCTCTATTTCAGTTTTCCAACCCTGAGCATCAACTAAATGTTTTACATTTGTTATTTGAAATACTCCGTTTTGATTATATATTTCTGGTATTCCATTTGCTTTAAAATATTCACCAGAACTCAAACCGGATATTCCATTAATGGTTAGAGTCATAGTTGTATTTGTTAAAGTTTTATTAGATGGTTCTGTAACTAACTTTAATTCTTTTAAAACATTGTTTGTATCGTTTAAAATCAATATTTCTATTTTTCCACTTCCGCCGGTTTCTTTTGGTATTTTAAACTTTAAAACTTTTGCATCAATTATAGAACTTGCCGATGGTTCTTTTTCTGTTACTTTTTTGTCTTTCTTTGCTTTATTTTTTGCTTCAGCATCATCAAATACTTGTTTATTTTCTGCCTGTTTTAATTCTTCATCTACATATTTTTTAACAACATATACTTCAACACCATCTACTGAATAATACCCATCTGCATTTCTATATCTGTTTGCTAATGCATCGTTTGTATCTGAAATAGGAATACTATATTGTTTTCCTATTAAACTATTATCTTTTTCTTTTAACTTTTTTAATGCATCTTCAATTGCTGTACTTGTTTGAAAAACTGTTTGCCCTGCAACTAAATTACCCAAGTCCATTTGTATACTACATTCTCTTACTATACTATTTACACCATTTGTTTTGAATCTATAAACTTCACTTGGTGATTTTATATCATTACCATCTTTATCCGTAAAGTGTACAAACTTTCTATCAATTATTGTCATAGGGCCGCCACCTGCATCACCATGTATAGGAGCGGTTACTAAATTAAATACACTATATGAATTTTTATTTATTAAACTAAGAACTGCATTTATAAAATCTGCTTTTGTTTGAGATTTTTGCCAAATTTCTACAACCTGTTCGTAATTTACAAAAATATTTAAAGCATTTCCAATATTTTTATTTGAGCTATAATTTTTAAAATTAGATTCTATTTTTTTGGTTTGAGTATTGTAAACTAATTCAGGTATTTCAACATCTCCGGATATTTTGAAATCTAATCCATTTATTCTACAATCTCTAAGATTTTTTTCATCTAGTCTTAGTTCATCTTTTTTTTCTTTATCAACACCAATTAAAATAGTAGGTAATTGTCCAGGAAATATAATATCTTGACTTGATGATATTAATTTATTTTGATAATTACATGGTATTCCTTTTACACTTGCTCCTGCTATTTTTATATCCTGAGCTTCTAGTTTATATTCTTTACCTGATATTCCACTATTTTTAGAACTATAATTAACTAAATGTGTTATTATAAAATCTAAAGTAATATATCTCAATTCACTAACATTTGAATCTTTTGCTAAGTCCTGTGGTTTTATAAAATTAAATGTATGCTTTTTTAAATAATCCGAAGGTATTTGCAATTTAGGAATACTTAAATCAATTCTTAATTGTTTTAAAATAATTTCTTCTTTTAATAATGTATTTTTATTTTTTCCAGGTATTTTTATTGCTTCGGTTGCAATTGTATTTGGTATAGCCATTGAAACAGTATTTCCTGCTGTCATTTCTACCATTACATTATACGTTCCATTATCACCCATTTCCATTGTAAAATTGATAACTTTTCCTGCAAATATTTCGTAATTACCAAGAGTGTTTATTATTTTATTATGATATGATGCCTGTTCATCCAAATTTAAAGCAACATATTTTGGAAATTCATTTTCAACATATTTCTTATAATCATTTTTTGGAACTAATACTGATTCAACACTTGGAACATCAACTGGTCCTGAAATTGGTCCGAATATAGTATCTTTGCCTGTATTACTTGTTGAATTCCATAATCCTTTTATTTTTTTGTATTCATTTAGTAAATTTTCTTTTAAAGAAAAATTGTTACCAAACTCTAATAATAAATTATATCCTGGTCTACAAAAAAATAATTCAAATAATTCTAATTGTTTTAATGTAAAAAGTGTAAGATTAATTTGAGCAGTTTTTAATGCATTATTATCACCATCTGTATCTATTGAAATTGATGTTATAATTGGACTTGGTCTTCTTGCTCCATTTTCACCATCATAATCAACTACCACCGCTTTTCCATCAAAATCAACTCCAATTGAAGTTCCTTGCAGCCATTGGCCAGTTGGGTTTGTATTCATTGAATAATTAATATCTGGATTTATATTACTATGAATTATGCATCCATGATAAGTTGTTACACCTTTTGGTGTTTCACCAGATACTGCGGATTCGTATGTGCTTGCTTTTGCAACAGTTGCAGCAGATGTTAATATAGCAAATGGAACTTTAAGAGATTCCATTTCTGGTAGTTGTTCTCTTCTTTTGAATTCCTCTACCATCCATCCTTTGATTGGTTGTAAATACGGAAACCCCATTACTTATTTATTTTTTGTAAATCTGAAAGTATTTCATTTATGTTTGAAGGTATTCTTAGTTGTATTCCTTCTTGTACAAAAAAGTTAGCATCATTTAAATTATTGGCCGTTGCAATTACCCACCACATAGTAGGATTGTTATAATATTTATTTGCTAATAAATCCAATCTATCACCTCCTTCCGAAATAATATATAAATCATTATCGTTTGGCTTTATTTTAGGATAAATTGTACTAGCTAAGTAATTTTTACCTGTATCAGATTTTAATATTTCAGAATTTTTATACCTCATTTTTTATTATTTTAATCCAAATCTTCCACTAAATACTTCAACTGCCTTTAATTCATCTTCTTTGGTTAATTCGTCTTTTTTAGAAGCTTTACCTTTTCCATCTAAATTTTTATTTACATCGGATTGATCATCTATATTTCTAAAATTATATCTGAATACTTTTTTACCATTAGAATCCGTTATATTATAATTATTTAAACTTTCAATTATTTTCATTCCAAATTGAACGTTTATAACATTAGGTAATAATTCCGTACTACCATCGGTTGCCAATGTTGTTGACCATGCTGTATTATCATCTACTGAAAATGATAAAGTTTCTACTATTCCAAGAAGATTATTATACAAAGATTTAATACTTAATCTAATAAAATTAGGTGCAAACATTATTTGTCCACTATCTAATGCAGAAGTTGGTGAATTAGCAGAAGTTGAATATTTTGTTTGTACCAATTGTTCAAATGGATATGCTAATTTAGTCAAATATTCTAATTTTTCAACTAAACTTTGCTTTGATGCTCTATCGTAATAATATAATTTAAACTCAAAACTTAAACTTCTATCAACTCCACCATATGTATAAACTTTAAATGGAGAACCTAAAAATTTATAATCTTGGATTTCAGGTGTAACAGTTTCATTTATACCACTAACCGTTGCGTTAAAAAACATTGCATGTGGTTCTCCTAATACATGAATTTTTATATAAGAAGTAGGTGAATCAATTAAATTTACTTCTGTATTCAAATCAATTTTATCGGTTGAAATATTACTATCCAATATTAATTTATTCCAATCATCCCAACTTTTTGAATCAGCTTCTCTTTCTTTTAGTTTTATTTGAACATATTCTTCTCTACCTGTATTTTTATTTATTATTTTATCGTATATAGGATAATGTGCTATTGATTTACCACCATTGGTAGCGTAAAATGTTTTTGTTTTATCAATTTTTTTGCCAAATCTATCTTCTTGATATTTAGAGCCATATTCTGAATTTTTTTCTTGACTTCTTTTTTTCAAATCTTCTCTTAAAGTATTTAATCCATTTTTATTACCACCTATATTATTTATTGCACCAACCGCTGCCTGTTTTAACATTCCAGCAGGATTAGTTGCACCTTGCTTTAAATTAGAGAATATTGAACTTGGTGCAGGTGATTTTTTAACAAAGTAATCTGTTCCAGGTTCAACCGCATTTCTTAATCCTGCTCTTGTTTTAAATAAGGAAATTGGTTTAGCGATAAAAGTGTCGTTTCTAAAAATAGTATCAGTTGGTCTATTCGCAGAACCTTTCAATATACCACCTATTTGATTTCCTATTAAATCTGCCAATGCGTTTGGAGAAGATACTAATAAAGCGGCTCCTCTTGGTGGATTTATTAATCCCAATGTATTGATACGAACATTTTCTGATTTTCCGTATATGTCTTTTTGTTGACTTTTAAATAATTCTCTTATAGTTGGCATTGTTATTTAGGTTTTGTTTGTGAGTTCGCTGTATATAATGCTGATGCCTTATTATACATACTACTACTTATTTTCTTACCATCTAAGTATACTGCTGAATTTCCAGTAAAGTCACTATCTGCCTCAAGTGCAAGTATATCTAATAACCTTGTCATTTCTAACAATTGTGCCATCAAAGCCGCTCTAAATTGTTGATCCGTACCGTTTGCAATTGCTTCTAGTTCCGATTGTTGTTTTATTATTTTTGCAGTTTCTTCATCTTTCTTTTTCTTTTCTTCAGCTGCTTTTAATGCTGCTTCCTGTTTTTTAGCATCTTCACTAAAATAACTATCCCATATACCTTTTACTCCACCAATCATACCACCTACTACACCACCTACTGCAGTACCAATTCCAGGTACAATACTACCAAGTGCAGCACCATACCCACCATATTCTAATGCCTGTGCACCTATTTTTAATCCTTTTCCTTGATTTACTTTACTTCTATCCGCCTCTGCCATACCTTGCTGTTCTCTTTGTCCTCCAAAATAATCACCAGCCATTGAAGCAGCTGTACCAAGTAATCCTATTGCACCACCTTTTAGTACTCCTTTTCCTAATTTAGCTAAACTAAATCCACTTTTTGCAGCTGTTGTTCCCGCAGTAGTAGCGACTTTTGATGCGGTTGCTTTACCAGTTGCTGCTAATGCTGCATCCCTAGCTTCTTTACCCGCGAATCCTGCTAATATTTGTTTTTGTGAGAATTTTTTAACACCTGTTTTTGCAACATCTCCTACCACTTTAGAGCCTCCTTTTTTAAATACATTGCCTAACATCTTTAAAGGTCCTTTTCCAAATAAACCAGCTCCCGCTAATAGTGCCAGTGATGCTGCTATTCCAATTAAAATTAGTGCAGATTTATCAAGTAAATCTGTTATTTTTTTATCATGTTCAGCCTGTTTATTAGCCTGTGCTTCTGTTACTTTTGCTGCAAAAAAATCATTTGCAGCTGCACCGTTTATTTTTGCAATATTAATACCGGTTTCTGATAAAACTTTAGTTAAAGTATTTCCTAAATCAGTAATTGAACCTGCCATTTTTGATTGTTCAGTTTCTAATTTACCACCTTTACCACCTTTACCAACTTTCATTATTGTTTCCATGTCCATTCCTGTTGCTTCTTGCAAAGCCTGTCTTTGGAACATGTTCATTTTATTTAAATCAACTCCTTTTAGTTGTTGTTGTAACGCCTGTGCCGCTCCTGCCGCATCTCCACTTGCAAATTTCTGTCTAACTTGAGAAAGGTCAATTTGTCTACCCATTAATGCCGATAACTGCATTTCAGATTTTATACTATCTTTATAGTTTAAAACCATTTTTTGTCCGGCTTGTAAAACTTTTTGTGCCGCAACTCCCATTACTCTAAGAATTGCAACTTGTTTAATCATACTTTTTTCGTTACCATAGTTATTTTGTAAGAAAAGTTCTGACGATTCTGCTAAATCTTCAAATAGAGCATTTACAGGCACTCCTGCAGTTTTTGCAACACTTTCCGCCATTCCTAATGTATCTGCTGCAGCTTTACCACTTAAATCCCCAATCATTCTAAATGTATTTGCTATACCACCTAACTGATCAGAAGAAACACCTGTTCTAGCTGCCATCATTGCAACATTTGCACCAACTTCTTGTGCGTTTTTACCGGCTAATCCTAAGTTATTTGAAACATACTTTGTTGAATTGGCAAACTCTGTACCGCTTACTCCAAGTTTTGCCATATTGGCTCTCATTTGTCCTCCAAGAGCAATAGTTTGCCCTAATGCAAATGATTGTTCGGTTAATTCTCTATTTAAACCATTTATAGATTTTGTAAGTTCTAATGTTAATTCTTTTTGTGTTTCGGTTTGACCAGAATATAATCCAGCTATACCATACACATCCATAAAATATTCTGCCAGTTCTGCAAAAGCAGCTACTAATGCAAACATACTTCCAATTACACCTACCGTTCCAATCATTGATAATGCGTTAACTATTCCCGTAACACCAGGTAATCCAGAAGCAGCACTAGATGCTAAATCTCCCATACCCTTTTTCATATCCTTCAATGCTTGTCTTCCTTCCGCAAAAGATTTATTCAAATTATGAGCCATATCAGTTGTCAATTTCATCTGATTGTATAAATCTCTCATTTCTGAATTTGATAAATCTAATGTATCTAAAAATGCTTCCATTTCATCTCCTGCATACTTAATACGAGATGTTAATGCGTCTGCATCTATTTTTCCGGTTTTAAATTCACGCATTGCCTTTGTAACAGTACTGGAATAAGATTCCATTTGCTTTACACCTTCTTTTGCGGCTTTTGCTCCTTCTTTTGTTTGATACGCTTGCTGTTCTATCTTAGATGCAATAGATGCGGCTTGATACCCCATCTGAGCAAATCCATCAGCGGTTTTTGAAGATATTTTTTGAACTTTGGAAATGTTATGTGCTATTTTTTTACCTAAGCTTAAAACTTCTTCAGTACCATCTACTTGCTCCTGTATTACATCTCTCGCCTCTTTTCTTAATTTTAATTCTTGATTATATAATTTTAATTTTTGAACTAAATTTTTTCTAAGGTCTTCGTCTATTCTCTGTCCTTTGGCCTTTTCAACGTTCAATTGTTTTAATGTGGCAAGTGTTTCCTTCTGAACATCTGACAATGATTCATCGGTTGCATTTCCTGTATTTGCAAATCCGCCTGCTTCGTTTCTTAAAGTTGTATACTTTGATTTAGCCATTTAAAAGATATTAGTTTATATCGTCAATATCTATACCCTTCTTCTTCAAGTCTTTTAAATAAGGTTCAGCTCTTTTATTTGTATCCTTTTCCATTGCTTGTAAAGCATCATCAAAATCACTCCAAATATTTTTAAGGCCTGGATATTTTTTAAATGTTCTTTCTATCCAACCATCTTCTCTTTTTTTAGATTTTTCTCTGTAAAAATATAGCAACATATCTGCTGCATCTTTAAATTCTTTTAATGTTATTTTGGACATAGTTATAGTTTTCTATTTCATATAAATATAAAATAAGTAATTAATTATCGTCTTTTCCCTGCTTTGTTATTTGTCTTAACGTTTTTAAGAGATTCTGATTCTGATTTTTTAGTTTCTAACAACTTATTTAAATAGAATTTCCTAAATTTGACGGGCATATTATATACATCACTCCAACTAAATCCACCATTAGAGTAATATAATAAATCAAATATTTCCGTATGAAGTATTACCGAATAGTTAGATGGAAGGGTAAAAAAAGTCAAGTCCGAATGGGACTTGGAGAGCCTCCTTCTCACCGGTAATAGGGCTTACATAATCAAATGTAAAATCAATATCAGGAGTGATATCTTTAATATGGTTTCTAAATACTCTTGAATCGGATGCTAAAAATTGATTATTAACAAATTTTGCAATTGTACCTAAATCTCTTTCACCATTAACTGATGTAATGATATATCTTAATCTTGTTGTGATTTCTGATGAATTATCTTTATTGATTTTAGAAAGTGCATTTAAGTCTGCATCAATTTTCTTTTCTATACCATGAGTTAACAATTGGAAAGTTAATTTTGTACCATTTTTTAAAGTGAATTCGTACTCATTGTTTCTATTCAATTTAGTAAAGTCAATTTCTTTTGTTTTTAATTGACTCATATCAATTGTATAATTAACAACATCTTCTGTAATAGGGTCCGTTATTTGAACATTATATTCTGGACCATATGATAAAACTCTACTAGCAATTAAGATAGCGTTTTTATCACCAATTAAAAGTTCATCAGCTTTAACACCATCTTCAATAACAACTGCTTCCAATAATTTATCTAAAAGAATTCCTTTTTTGATTAAATTGGGAGATGCAAGAATATCTTCTTCTTTTGCAGTCATCAACTTGATTGTAATTTCACCTTTTGCTAATGGATGTCCTTCCGAATAACCCAACCCTTGAGATGGAAGTGTAATAGTTTCGGTTGGGAAATCGTATGATTTTTTAGGTGTAGATGAAACGGATGGGTTGGTTTGTGTAGTTGTACCCAATCCTCTTGTAACTTGTTGTTCAATATTTTCGCTCATAATATAACTTTGTGTTTAATAATATATATACACTTTTTAAAAAAATAAAAGGGGATAACATTTCTGTCTCCCCTTTCATATCTGTATCTCTTTACTAAGATTAGTACTCTAAAATTGCGTAGTCGTATGCCAAAGTCAATTCAATTGATAATGGGTCGTTTGAAGCCCAATCCAATTCACCAAAGTTTGCTTGGGTGATGAATGCTCCTTTTAAAGTCCATTGTTCAATTTTATCACCTACTGGTCCTAATAAGTAGAAAGTAACATCTTTCTTATAGAAAGCTGCATAACCATCTCTACCCGTTAAAGATTCATGTGATGTTCTAATCCACTCCATAACTTGCTGTGCTCCTGATGGAACGATTGGGTCATAAAGAGTGATATTTACATCATCCCACGTTGATTTTCCTTTAATCTTTCTTTTAACGTTGATGTGGTCTAACTCAACTACTTCAGAAGTGAAAGTTGGTCTATTTGCGGTTTTGATAATGTATGATTCAATACCATTGATTTCCATAATGAATCTGTTACCTAATTTTGGTTCAAAATTCTTATAGAACATTTTATCAAACTCTAATATTTCTGGCATTTTACTTTATTTTTATATTGTTCTTTTATAAATATCTATTTTCTAAATTATCCGTTAAAACTTGCACCAGTTGGTAAGATGTTGAAATCAATTTGAATGAATTCAGCTGTCTTAGTTGGTTGTAAGAAAATAGAACCTTTCATAATGTTTCTATCAATTACATCCGGTGTGTTGTTTGAATCATCCATTACAACTCTGAAAGCGTATAAACCTTGTCTTTGTTGGATTGATTCTAAATAAGGATTAACGATGTTTAAGAATCTATTTCTAGTTTCAGAAGTATTTTGTTCAAATACTAAATATCTTGAAGTAGATGCGATATACTTTCTTACAGTTAATAATAATCTTCTTACGTTGATTCTATCTAATGCAGATGGTTTATCTTGTAATGTTTTTTGTCCGAATACTACGATTCCTTGACCAGGGAACTGAACGATTGGGTTAACCTTTCCTTCATATAATGTATCTTTTTCAGATTGAGTTAATCTATTCAATACACTAACCGCTCCTGTCAAACCACCTCTATTCAAACCTGCTGGTGCGAACCATTCTGCTGCTACTCTATCGTTTGCCGCAAATACTCCAGGTAATAATACTGATGGTGGAACTGTAATTAATTTGTTTGTGTTTACATCAATTGTTTTAATCCAAGGATAGTAGAACGCCGCGTAATTAGAATCAACTTCACCTGCTTTAGTTACGTTTGTAGCTAAAGAATCAAGTGAACTACCTGCATCTGCAATATAAAATGCGTCTGCTCTTTCTTCAACCATATCTAAGATATCTGTGAATACTGAATTGTGATAGTTTTTATTAATACCCGGTGCTATAACCATATTGATATCCCACTCATCTGCATTTGATAATGCTGAAACGTGTTTTGCGTATGCTACTGAACCACTTGCAGTTGAAGTAGAACAATCAAATCCTTGTTGGTTTGCTGCAGAAATATCAGAACCTTTGTAGATTGGAGTTGCTGGTGATTTACCATCAAATCCTTCTTGGAATGCTACAACGAATTGTGCTGCTGCAGAACCTACTGCCAATGAACCACCATTTGCCACATCTAATCCAAATACTGAATTTGAACCTACTGTTGCTCCTACTGGAATTGGTTTTAAATAAATTTTGTTATCATCTTTTGTTACTGCCGTATCTAAATCAATACCACCATATTGTGTTGCGGTTGCAGTTACAAATACCACAGAAGGAACATTAGCAACTTGCAATGTTGAACCACTTATTGGTAATTGATATGCTGCATGTCCGAATGGTACTGCTTGAATTGGTGCGTTTGAGTTTAAGTTTTGAATTCTAATATATTTTGAATTATTAACCCAATCGCCAGTTTCAGTTATTTTACCATCATTTGCAATTGATAATTTTCTATCACCAATTACTCTACTAATAAAGTTAGGAGAGTTAGGGTCTAAAGTTACGTTAGCAAATGTTTCTAATACGTTTCTTTTTTTGTTTGTATCGTTGAAATCTCTAACAACAACTGTAAATACAGCGTAGTCAGTTCCGTTTACAGAACCTGCTGCTTTAATATTTGTAATACCAATTTTTACTTTAGTATTTGCTGCATTACCTGCTCCGATTGTTTCAAAATTGAAAAGGTCGTGTCTTTCACCAGAAATCAATTGAGATTTGATTGTTGGAGTAGAAGCTTCTTGTGCAGAAAAACCAAAATCTTGATCTCCCAATGCTACAACACTTGCAGTTGCGTTACTATCTAAAGTAACACTATGTCCTTTAAACAATCCATATACATATCCACCTTTTGAACCTAATGGAGATGTTCCAAATAATGCTTCAATATTATTAGTATCTTCTTTATCTAAAGAAGATGTACCTACAAATCCTAATTCAGAACTACTGATAATTAAATCACCACTTCCTACGTTAGTAACGGTAACATCACTAAATCCGGTAGCATCTGTATCTGTATTAAAGATGATACCAACTGATGCGGTTACTGAACCACTCGCAACTGTCAATAATAACGGATTTTGTTCAGTATATCCACCGATACCTGCCACTCTACAAATCGTTGCTGTACCTGCTTCTCTTAAATAGTTTTGAACTGCTAAAGGAGTATAATAAGTGTCATCAACTGTTCCGAACAATGTTTCAAATTCTGATTGAGAATTTACAATTGTTGGGGTTAACGGTCCTTCTTTGAAAGGTCCGATGAATGCTGCACCGATTTCAGCTACACCTTGTTGTAAAAATGATAGGTCGTTCTCTTTTGTGAATACGCCTGGTGATACTATTTTCTCTGCCATTTTATATGCTTTAATTTAAATTTAATAATTCTCAATATAAATATAAACTAAAAGTTCAAAACATTTATTTATGTAATGAACTTTTAATCTAAAAGGGAATTATATGTTGTGTAACTACTATTCAGTAGGTGCTTTAATCAATTTGAAGAATACATTTAAGTTTCCTTCAGTTTCTACGTTTGCCAATTCAGAAAGGTCAAACGGACGATATTCTAAATCCTTTTCTTCGCTCAATAATTTTTCGTAATCTTGATTAAATTCAATAAAGTTTGATGTTAATGAACGAGAAATAACATTTCCCTCTTCATCTTTTACTTCATCGTACATTTTGATAAAGATTTGACCTTCTTCTTCCGTACCTAATTTTTTGATTAATTCTTCTCTTAATTTTTCAACGCTTTCTTTTTCAGCTGCAACTTTCTTTCCTAATTCGTTTAACCAGAATTTAGCAACTAATGAAAGTTTTTCGTTTAATAAACCTTTTGATGTAACTTCTCCTGTTTGTTGGTTTTTAACACCGAATAATTCTGTTTCTAATGTTAAGAACTCATGTAACTTAAGACTAATTTTTTCCATAATTCAATTTTAGTTTTGTTTTTGTTTGTATATAAATATATATT